CTCCACCACTATTTCCGGCTCTACCATATCTGGCTCCATGCTATTCATGTCAGCCATTTGAATCTCTTCTATTTGCATATCTGGCATATCTACTGTGCCAACATCTATATCCATACCAATATGGTCAATATTCATATCTAACCCCATATCTACAGATACATCTACTATATCCACGGTATCCATTGGAGTTACATCTATTGGCATATCCATAATAGGATCAACAATTCCAATGTCTATTGGATCTGGCATAGTTAGGTCTGGACTAGTAACAACTAGGTCAACAACATCCGTCGTATCAACGGGGGCTACAACTTCTATGGGGGTTACCACTTCTATGGGGGTTACCACTTCTTCAACCACGTTATAAGTTACATTCATATACGCACTGTGTGTGGCAGAAGCAAAATATCCATTCCAAAGACCCGCATCTATAGAATTAAAACTCAATATAGCCCAGTCTGCGTCAGCATTTGGCTCAACACTAAATTCATACTCAATAAAATACTCGTTGTAATCTAGTGTTACGGTGTCTGAATAAGATGTCCCGCCATAATTAAGCACCACTGTTATCTGGTCATAATATTCTGGTTGAGATGATTGGTCACACCAAGAGCCATCTGGGGCATTATTACAAGCAAAAGATTGTGCTCCGTAGGTTACTTCACCAATGTTTTCATACTCAGACAAATCTATTTGTTGCCAGACTTTTCCTTCCTCGTCGCTGTACACCCACAGCGCATCAACAGATTCTTCCATATATTCTGTAGAAGACTTACTGAAAGTACAGTCCTGGGTGCACATATAGACATCACCGTCAACTGTCCAGTTGCTGTCCTCAACAAGGTTTCCCGTGGTCTCCTGACAAAGCGCAATGCTGGGGACTAACAAAAATATTAACGGGCGTAGTGAGACCATTTTTGTTTAGCTCTATCTGCCATAGCTTCACGATCTTTCTTCTGCCCTTCTTCGTACAACCTTGCAACCTTTTGTTTTTCATTAACCAAGGCACCTTCTGGCACGCGGTCTAAGTTAGCCAGCCATTGGGTTTTAGCTTTTTTACCAATCAACCCATCAATAGGGCAGTAAGTACCAGCATCCCACATAGCTTGAAACACCCTGTGGTCAGCCAAACAAAGTAAAGAAACTGCTGCTACTTTCATACCCATAGCGTATAGCTGCTTCGATAACTTTAAGTTTTCGCAATTAACATCCCGAATAGTCAGTCCACTAGATATACCAAATATCTGTGTCTGTACTGCGCCAGAAACTCCAGTAGTACAAATATCAGAGTTATTAACCACCACATTAGGGGAGTTTGCAGTTGAAGGTGTTCGATCTACGGTAGTGGTACCAACCGTATTGGAAGAGCTAGATACCGTACTAGATACGGTGCTTGAGATTGTGTCGGTAGCTAAGGAGTTTCCTGAGCAGATAAGTAAGATTGCTACGCTAAGTAGTTTTAGAAGATTCTTTTTCATGATTCATCCAAATTGCAAAAGCGCCAGTCATGGCGCCAGTTACTACAGAAACCAACCCCGCCTGACTTGGGCTTGGATCAGGAAGAGCCATGAACCACTCCACTACCCTCCAACTCATGATGGTCATAATAGCCATCATAAGCCGGGGTAATATTTTAAGTTTTAGAAACTGCTCCGCTGTCACTTACGCTACAGAAGAATTAAGTTTAGAAATACCGGCAGCTATGGCTAAAGCAACACCACCAGTAACTAGAGACTCTCCATCAAAATGTTGAGCGTGTACTACAAAGTCAGCAACAACCGTAGAAATAAAAATTAAACCAGCCTCTTTACTACCTTTATCTTTTAGCGCGTTTTTGCTTACAACAAGTGCGCCAATAATAATAAGAGTTGCAAGAATACCTGTTGTAGCTGCTGTAATAAGATGTTGAGCGTCGCCTATCTTAACAACGTCTCCCATCGTCATTACACTACCGCAAGCTAAAAAAGCCGCTAACCAACGTCTAGCTGCAACGTTTTTGTACTCCATAAAAACATCCCAAACTTTAGCTAACATATAGCCTCCTTGTTAAGCCGTAGTTTTCTTGCGCTTCTTCTTTGATTTACCCGCAGAAGATAACGCAATAGCTACCGCTTGTTTTTGAGGATAACCCTCGTCTAATAATTTACGGATATTGGTACTAACCGTTTTCTTACTCTTGCCCTTTTTTAGTGGCATGATAGCACCCATAGAAATCTGTACCTTTGATCGCGGCACCTGTACCACGCATTTTCATAGGCGCCCTGCTGTCTCCTGCCATTGGTGGCTCGGCTGTTTTTCCATAAGGAACTCGTCCTTGACCAGCGACATCAGCATAAGGAACTGCCTTTGGTGGGTTTGATGGGGCAGACCCCATATATTTTACTCTACCTTTCATGATCTTCTCCTGAACGGGTTTATATAATTAGCAGAACCTCTTTGCAATAATTCACTTAAAGACAAAGATGGAACCATATCTGCATAACTTTGATATTGGTAAATAGGCTGGGCAACTTGTTGAGCAGGTTGTGGTGCAGGAGCCGCAACTGTCTCTTCCTCAACTTGCATAACGGCTGGGTTTATACCAAGTTGTCGTACTATCTCGGGCGTGTTTTTTAATAAATCACTGATAATAAAACCACCAGAGGGTGATGGGGAAGCGGTATTTAGCATTCTAGTAATACCTAACTGAGCAACTAACTTTGAAGGATCAAGTTGAGGCTGAGGCTGTTCTTGTAAATTAAGTTGTTGTCTTACCCTAGGATCATTAAGAAGGCTCAATATACCAGCAGTCATAGGACCGCCTTGTATAGCCGTTGCGTTCTCCTGAGGTTGCGCCATACCCGCAACTGATTCTCTAATAAAAGGCATCTTAACTTCCTCTCTGACCTCTCTGTTTTAACAATTCACGCTCCATTGCAGATTGTATTCTAGCCTGCGTTTGTTTTTCTTGCGAAGCCAATCGCTGCTGGAACTGGTTAGACCGCATCTGCATACCCTGTTGCTCAAGATTAAGTTTCTGAGCCTCAGTCTGAGCATCGTTCTGTTCAGCCTGCGCCTTAATCTGTAGCTCTTGTTCCTTGAGCTTGACCAACGGATCAGGTTGACCTGCTCCAGATAGTTGTCCAGATAGCTGTTTAACTTGTTGCATACCTTCCGCAACGAATTGCGCCACCATCTGCTCAACCTGCAACATTTGCTGTTCAGGATTCTGCGGTACGCCCATTTGTTGAATCTGTTGCATCGCCTGTTCCTGAGCCGCAATCTTAACGTGCTCCATCACATGCTTCTGTAAAGACATAGCCACCGGCGGCAACGAAGCTACCATTGGGCTCGTGCCAAACACCAAGTGCGCCATAATATGCGCTTGATGGTTCTGACCCTCAAAAGCTCTAAGTGGCAACATATCCAAAGCGTTAATATTTTCTTGTGCCGGATCGATAGGCATCGGATCCTCAGAAGGAACGTTCTTCATGATCCTGTCTACATCGGTCACGCCTAACGCTTCATACATGTCACGATACACTTCGTGCATGTTGTGTAATTCCGGTGCGGCCCCAGCTAGTTGCAATTTAGTTTGCGCGAGCATTATTCGTTGCGCTTGACTGAAAACATTCGGGTTGCTCACCGGAATCACGTCTACTCTATCATCAAAGTCTTCGCGCATAACAGTTGCATCACCGCCAGCAACAGAGTATGGATATTCCTGAGGTAAGCTCTCGCTCATCACGCGAGACAGAATCTTGAACTCCTGACGCATAGAGTAGTGCAATCTCTTATGCACCGCGCTCATCACCCGCGAGCCTTGCTCAATCATAGCAATCGTCGTTCCGACAGCCGCCTGATCGTTGCCATCCCCAACCTTTAGATCAGTAATCGTAGCAAAGCGTTGCCCCGCTTGAACTACAAAACCTAACAGGTTAAATAACGTTTGATCGGGCCCCTTGAAAGGAAGAGGCATAAGGGAGTCACGGATGGCTCCGCCAGGAGCATCCACGTCGCGGAATTCGCCTGGTTGGAGTGGATCATCATCGTCCCTGATACGGAGTCCTCTGGCTTTAAAACCAGCGGGGAGGTTGGACAAGGTACCAGCATCAATGAGTTGCCTTAGTGCAGCGGTAGCCGTCCGTGACAAACCGCCAATAGTGTGAATCAACCCTAAACCGTAAAACCCAAATCCAGGCAAGAACTTGAAGTGCGTGAAGTATTGAATCTTCTTACGCTTCTCGTCATCCTCCCGATAATTTCTTCTAATAGATAGAACCTGCCCATTGTCCTGAGAGATCGTAACAACATACGGAATCCTAATTCCAGTAGGCTCCCCTTCGTCATCCACGTCCTCATAACCCTTGAGGTCCAAATCCACATGACATTCAAGTAAGGTGCAGTCGTAATCAATCTGTGACTGCTCCACCCCTTCAATCTTATCAATCTCTTCTCTAACTCCAGTCTGCTCAACTTGCGACGGAATCACATCAATATCGCGGTAAAAACCAGCGATCTGTTTCTTACGCAAATCATTCAAGCTCATCCTGAAAACTTGCGTGATGTTCGGACAACTATCCAGATCCGCCGTCTCGTAAGGAACAATTAAATTTTCTGCGGGAACAAATTTAGATACCGCACGTCCTAGCTGCTCATCGTAATACGTCTTCTTAAAAGTAGAACCAGCCAGCGGTAAGTAAAACAACATCTGGTCCATGTCCGGCGTGTAATCTTCCATCACATTTGTGATGTAGTAATTCATAAACTGCTTCACGCGATGCGCTTGCTCGACCTTGGCCCGCGTCTCTTTACCCATCACAACAGTACGAACGGGCCCCGAAGGTGGTAACAATTCATTAAACGCCTGTGCCTGAAACTGAGTTGCGGCTTCGGCTAACAGAGGATGGGTCACGCCTGACGAACCACGGAAAGGTTGTGTGCGCTCTTCGTAAGTAAATCCAAGAAGCTCTAAACCATTAGCGTACGTCTCTTCCCATTCCTGACGGCTCGCCTTGTTTGCTTCGTATTCACCAAGCAATTCACTTCCAATAGATTGAAGCTCTCGGGTGTCCATGTACTCGGCTAAGTTGTCATAAAACTCGCCTTCTTCGTCACCTTCCATTGGTTCAAAGTCGATAGTCACACCACCGTCTTCGTCCTCTTCAACTTCAATCTCGCCTACATTTTCCGCCTCAATCATGGCCTGGACCGTGTTCCGTGAGCCGGGAATCTCCAGCTCTAGTTCGGCATCCAAGTCCTCCATATCAAGCTGCGAGGGAACTGAGTTTTCTACAAAGCTCCCGTATCCTCTTTTTTCTTCAGCCATGTATTCGTCCCTTAGACGTTTCTTACTGCCCGTGTTTTACCTCTAATAGCGCAACCATCAACAGAGCGTTTAGCAGTCTTCTTAACCGCACCACCGTTCTTCATCTTGTGAACAGCACCGCCACATTTAAAAGACTCTGGCATACGCAACATATTCAACTCGTCTTTATCAATGCTTTCCATTTCTTTTTGCGCTTTACGTCTTTCTTCTTTAGCGTAAGCTAAATCTTGGGGGTCCCGAGGAAAAATACCCATACCTTTGCTGGTTACAAACTCAGTAGCGCGTTTAGCTTCTTTCTGCGCTCTTTCAAACTTCTCTTTATTCTTTTTGCTCGGTGTTTTAACTTTCATCTTTGGCATGTCGGACCCCGTTATCACGTATAAAAGATTTAGGTAGCATAACCGGAATTATACTAGCCTAATAATATACACGAACTCTACCAGATGTCTCGTCATTTTCCCAATCATCTGTAGGTAATTGCACAAAGTTTCCTTGACGATATCGCATTAAAGCCTGCGTCATACTATCGACCAAGTCGTCATATTCGCCATTAGGAAACGCCGCGACCTCCTCAATCAACTCGTCAGCGAATACCTCGTCGGGGGCCCAAACCATTCCAGCTTCAAATAATGGCGAAACGCTATGTACCCGCGACACTTTATCGTTACCTTTACTCGGGGTGAAGTTCACAACCGGGATGCCCATGTTCCGTAGTTCGTGGGTCAATGGCAAACCACTCGCCTTCGCCTCCACAATGACGGTGTCGGGGTCCCAAAACTTATAATTATCCAGCGCAATCTGCTTTAATTCAGGGAAATCCCATCTACCTTTCTTACTGTCCAACAAAATAAGATTAGGCTGCCCCGATTCCATCGGATAAAACACGCCCCACGTCGTTATCGCAGAATAATCCGACGTCTCGCGCTTCGTAAACGCCGTATCGTAGCTCTGAATCACATAACTCAGGTTCGGAACCTTGGGTTTATCCCACCGATTCCACCATTCGCGCCGAATAATCGCATTTTCTTCGCCCGTCGGGTTCTGCTGGTACTGCGCGTTCCACTTACTAGGCGGAATTGACGCCTTTACCGCCGTTAAATCCTCAATCGACCAGAATTCCGGCCAGCACGGACTCCCGTCATCAAATATTGCAGGCAATTCCACCACTTCCCACTGGTCCGCCAACGGATCTTTAGCCATTGCACGCAAAAGTTGCCCCGTCATATCCTTCTCTGACCACCGCGTCTGTACCAAAACAATACTTCCACCCGGCTGGAGACGCTGTCGGGGGCCCCCAGTGTACCAATCCCACGCATCGTCAAACCCACTAGCACTCATCGCCGTCTGCTCCGAGTGCGGATCGTCAATAATCACCAAATCTCCACCGCGACCCGCAAGGTTTGAACCCACACCCACCGCGTAGTACATCCCACCACGGCTCGTGTCCCACCGACCAGAAGCCTTGCTGTCCGCCGCAAGCCTCACGTCCGGGAAAATCTCCTTATATTCGTCGCTATCAATCAAATTCTTCGTCTTCCGACCAAAGTTCACCGCCAACTCCGTCGTGTGCGTCGCCTGAATAATCTTCATCTTGGGGTTCTTGCCCATCATCCACGCCGGAAACAAGTACGACGCAAACTCAGACTTCGTGTGCCGCGGCGCCATATTGATAATCAAGCGCTTTAACTCGCCCTTCGCCACCCGCTCCAGCTTCTCCGAGATAATCTTATGGTGCCGACCAGCAATAAAGTCAGGCCATACCGTTTTTACAAATTGTAAAAAATTTTTTTGACACCCCTCGTTCTGCTCAAGCTGCGCTAACCTTAACCGAAGCTTTAACTCCCGCTCCTCATTATTCATCGG